AGCCCGGCACTGATCGCAGCAACCGCGGCAGCGCCCGCCTTCGTGAACGAGCCCGTGATCTTGGTCGCGGCGCTCGACATGTCGCTTTCCATCTTCCGCGCAGCCTTGCGCGTAGATCGAACCATGTTGTCGTTGGCGCCTTCGACGACTCTTTCTACCTTATCGAAGTCTTTCTTGAGGCGGCCAACTTCCGCCTCAAGTTGAACGACCACGCGGGCCATGTCTTTGTTTGCCATTGATTATCCTAAGACGAGCGAACCGGGCTCGTAATTGTCAAAGATTGAGCCGGCTTCCACCGCAGCGTCGGCGCGTCCAATGCTCATTGCAGCGGCGATTGCGCCATCTACCTTTCGGGAGCGGTCGCGGCCCTTCTGAAAGCGTTGATTACCCATATCGTCGGCGCGAAGGTGCGCGTTTGCGAAGTGGTTGCGCAGGATCGGATGACCGCCGTGGATAAGACGGCCCTCTAGGATCAGGCGCTCGGTGGCCTTGATGGCTGGACCCATGTGGCCGAACGACTGGCCGTGTTCGAAGATCAGAAGGCCATCGTCTTCCAGCCGGCGCCTAACACCATGCGCGCCAAAGCGGTCGATCGCGATTTCGCGGACGTCGTAGAGGTCGTCCAACTCGCGAATCTTGGCCTCGACCACCTCAAGGTCGACGCTACGCCCGGGCATCGTGAATAGGTGCTCGTCGTCGCGCCACTGAAGCCAAGGCTGCCCATCCTTCTCCTGACGGGCCAGGAGCGTGTCATCCGGCGCGAATATCCACGGCACGATGATGACCGTGCCGTCGGGTCGCGGGAACGCAGCGACTACGGCCGCCAAGTCCTCTGTGAAGCCAAGATCGACGCCGACGAAGCAGGGCTCACCGGCAAGGGCTTCCATGTCGATGGGCTGATCACCCTCGTCATAGATGGCCATATCGAGCCAGGGCGCTTCGCTCTGCTCGAGCCACACGCCGAGGTGCAGGCGACGGAATGCGTCGCGCTGACTGGGGCGGTGCTGCGCTTCACTGGCATAGGTGCGCAGACCTCCGATGTCCGGATACCCGAGCGCGAGCCCGGGGTTTGTCTCATGCCATACCGCCTCGTCGCGCCAGTCATCATCCGGACCAGCCTCGAATAGAATCGGCAGAAATGACGGATCGATTGAGGGGTCAGCCGCGACGTCCTTGGCATAGGCATAGAAGTCGTAAGCTGGCGTATCCCGACCCGCTCCCGCCGTGGTGGCGATGAAGAGAAGGCTGTTCCGGGTTTTGTTGTGGCCGGTACGAATGGCGTCTAGCAGATCACCCGTGCGGAACTCATGTAGCTCGTCGATGAAACTGAATGCAGGTGTGAGCCCATGCGCATTGCTCGCGTCTGCGGACATGGCTTCATAAGTCACGTCCTGCTTGACGTATCGGCACTGCTTTAGCGTGTCCTTGATCTTGATAGCGGGCTTCAGACGCGACGTGTTCCGGATGATGCCCGCCATCTCCCGATGACAAAGCGCCGCCTGCTTCTGGCTGTTGGCGGCGCTGTATATCTGGCTGCCCGGGATGCGCTCCGGCCCGACGAGGTGAAGCATCCCCATGCCGGCGCCGAAGGTGGCCGTCTTACGTGCGCCGCGACCGGCCATAAGAAACACCGTGCGGTATTGGCGAGTGCCGTCCTCGCGGGTGCTGCCGTAAACCTTCCGGAAGATCGATTCTTGCCATGGATCGAGATGGAAATTGCCGCTGTGGCTTTTGGGGTGCCGCATCCAGCGGAGGAAATCGACGGCGCGTTGCCCCTTACCGTGCGGGTCTGGAAGCTGCGTGCCGTCAGATATCCACGCCGGGCGGCGCGTCGTCTTCGTCACTGGTGAAACCTGAAACCTTGTTGCGCGACGCCGGAGAAATTCCGAACTCGGCCGCGAGCCTCGCCTGCAAGGCGATGGCCTCTTTCTGAATCGTGGTGGCTGGGTTGCGCTTCAGCTCGCCGGACGCGCCGACGATCAGGAGACCGTGTTTCGCGATCTCGGCCTGCGCTTCGTCGATGCGAGCCGTGGCGGAGCAATACGACTTGAACAGCGGCAGCTCGTGGGCGGCGATCTTCTCAGCTCGCACCAGCGCGCCAAGCTCGGCCCGCCACACCTTCTGCGCCAGAGGGCTAAGGTCTTTAGGCGCTGGCGGCACCTTCTTGAGCGCGCCGGTCGTCGCCGTGACGGCGGCCTTTCGCCCCTTCACGACTGCACCGCAACAAGGTTCAGGTTCATGCCCCACTCGTCCGGATTCGCGATGGCCTTGATGTCGAAGATGCGCGATGCGTCGCGGGCATCCACGGCCCGCCATGCGGTCGTAATCGTGCGCGTCCTAGCCGAGCTGCGGATGGTGATCGTGTATGGCTGGACGCCCTGTAGACGAGCCGCCTGGACGGTCTCCGAACCGATGCCGGGGCGCAGCCGGGCTGGCTCCGTGAAGACGGTCTCGAATGGACCTGACGTCACATTGCCAAAACCATCATCGACTTCGGATCTTGCTTGGAAATGTAGCTTGGATCTCATTGGGAAAGTCCCGCCTCTTTGATCGCAGCCCTGACGGCTCGGCGAGTCCGCGACCTGAAGCGCTTCTTGTTGAGCCGGTACGAGACGAAGAAATATGGCTTGGCCGCCATTTTCCGGGTGCCCCACTCGACGAACCCGGCGTGCGGTGCCGTGGCCTCGACGCGGTAGCCGTTCTCGATCTTGGCCGAGCCGATGCTGGCCTCAAGCTCGCCATCGTCGCGCGGAGCCAGAGACTTCGCCGTCGCCACCATCTCGGTAGCGTTCTTGGCAATGGCCTTGTCGATCTTGTCGCTGACGAGCCCAGACGCATTGCGGAACGCCCGGGCCAGGCCCTTCACGCCCTTGAGCTTGATGCTAACCGACATAGGGCACGCGGTAGGCCGCAATGACGTCGTCGAGGCCGAAGGGAACCTCCTGCACCGCGCCAGTCGGGGCGGCAGCAGCGGGGCGATTCTCGTACCAGTAGAAGACCATGGTCAGGATGGCCTGGATGATCGGCGCCGGGGTCTCCGCATAGCCGGCCGTGAAGATGACTTCGGCGCTGTGCGCGCCGTATGGCCAGTCGCCGACAGGCACGACGCGGTCGCCGACGACACGGTAGGTGCTCGGATCCATGACGACGCCGGAGCCGCCGACCGCGATGTACTGGACCGTGTCGACGCTAATCAGTGGCGGTAGTGGAACGCGGATGGCACCGCACAGAGGGCCGTCTATCTCCATGCGCCAGGTCTGCTCGCCGAGGCTACGGCCAAGCAGGCCGTCAGGCCCGTCGAGCTTCTGCGTTGCGGCGTCAATGAGGTGCTGGATGATGGTGTTGTCGTCGTCGTGCGCGACGTGCAGGTACTCTTTGGCGAGGCTCAACGGAACGATGGGCTCCGGCGCCTCAACCAAAATAAGGCTTCTGGTCATCTGGTGAAATTTCCAATTCGGCAGAAAATTGTCTCGGTAGGGGAGGCGCGGTCCTGGGCTCGGCGAAGGAACCTCGCGACTCCCCCCTGGCCTTGGCGAACCACTCGGCGACGCGCGCCGTCATGCGTTCGCGGTGTCCGATGCGGCGATGATCGGCGTTGATGCGCGCCACGCACATGGCTTCGTCAGTCGGCATCACATGGACCGTGCCGCCTAGCTGGCGTTGCCACCATTGCTGTTCGGCAGGCTCGGGCGCGGAGACGATGAACCATGCATGCTGCGCTGATGATGTAGCGAGCGACCGCAACATGGCATTGCGAGCCTCAAGGGCCGGCCCTGTCCAGCGTGGCTCAGCGCTATAGATGGCGCAGCCAGCAAGCTCAGCCTTGATGGCATCGAGGTCTATGACGATGTCGTTCGGACCAGCGCGCTCACGCACCCAATGGCTCTTGCCCGAGCCGGGTGCGCCGCAGACGACGGTTAGTGGGATGGCGCTGGGCTTTAGGTCAGCAGGCCATGTGCGAGCCCGTGCTTCAGCACTCATACCGAAGGACTGATCACGCGCAGTACGCTGGCTATGATGGTGCTTGCAGAAGCCACGCAGATTGGACCAGTGCAGGCGCAGGTCGGGCCGCTCGGCAACGGACTGGATATGGTCGACCTCTACTGCGGCAGCCGTACAGCCTTCCTGCTGACAGCCGGGATGAGCAGCTAGGTACTGGCGACGAACAGCGCGCCAATCAGCGTCATAGCCGCGCTCGCCAGCCGATGGTCGGCGCTTATCGTATTCGGCCTTACGCTTCGCCTCACCGCACTGGCATCGTTGTCCGGCAGGGATGACGCGCCGGCAGCGGGAGCAAAGCCTGCTACGCATCGATCGCAGCAGTGAAGGTGAGGGCGGCGTGATTGGTCTCGCCATCTGGATCCCGCATGACACGGGTCATCTGGTGCTGGATCTCGACCGCAGCGCCAGTGATGGTGATTTCCTGCCGATGAAGGCATGAACGCACCGCAGAGGCGATGTTGCTGACCTCGGCACGGCTATAAGCGACGCCATCGCCCCATGACCAGGCGTCGACCTGAAACGTCAGCTCGACAAGGTCCATGCAGTCGTCGCTGTCTTCGGTCAGACCGTCATGCGGGCCGAGGGAGATATAAGGGCTGGCAACCGCGGGCGCGCCATTCTCATGGGGCGGGCGGTCGTAAATCTTCGTGCCGACAAGCGCCGAAACGGCAGCATCGGCCTTCAACAGCGCAACGATGCGCTGGAGGACTTCAAGTTCCATGATGATCCTGAATGTAATGGCCGACCGCAGCGTCCTGCATGCGATCGGCCGTGCCCTTTGCCTAACGCGGCTGGGCGATGAGTCCTTGGCGGGGGAAAGGTGTGCCCGCTGGTGCTCGCGATTGTGACAGCCTTGACCCGTCAAAGAACTGCTTGGCGCCCGGGAGGCTGACTATCTGCTATCGGACGAACCGCTCAACGCCCTCAATGTCCAGGCGCCGAATTAGTGGGAGCGGAGACAGGCCGCGGGGAACCGATGGCTCTGGACGCCCTCGGCGCTCACCCAAGTTACGGCGACAGTCTCGTTCTCAACGGAAACGACGGTCAGCGCGGGTGAGCCAGAATTCAGGCGTACGATGTCGCCGGGCTTGAACTCAGCCATCAGACCGGAGCCTTGGCCGGGTGACCGAGCACTGCAACAGCGCCGGCCGCAATAGACGTGCCGCCCGCCTTGGTCAGACTGACGCGGATGTACCGCTTGCGCTTCGATCCGATATAGCCAACGCGATAGGCGCTGTTGGCCTCAAGCGTGGCCGGGAACGTACCGTGCTGATCGGCAGACGCGACGTCGGTGTAGCCCGAGCCGCTGGCGTCCGATTCCTGCAGCTTCGCGCCAAAGTCACCCGCGGAAGCAATCGCGCCGGTATTGAGCGTAATGAGAGCAGAGTCGAAGCCAATCAGGTCGATAGCTGCACCGTCAACGGCAGCAGCCTGAACGGCCGGAGCAAGAGCTTGGACGGCCTTGTTGGTGTGGTAGGTGTCTTTCAACGTGGGAATCCTTGAATAAGAAGGGCCGCCCCGAAGGACGGCCCGGAAACTAGGTTGCTCGCGTGATGCAGTTACGCAGTCGCGACCTTCATGAACTTGATGGCGTTGAAGTCGCCGGCGCCGCCACCCACTCGCTTGTAGGTGTCAAAGATCACGCGGCCCTTCTGGGTCAGCTCGTCGCGATTGATGCGAACGCCCTGACGGTCGACGATGACATAGCCCTGGCGGAAGTCTCCAAAGGCGATCGGATGGGCATTGGCACCGATGTCCGGCATGCCCTCGTCGATCTCAACCGGATAGCCGAGCAGCGGATGCTCAACGCCTTCGATCAGGTTCCCGGTCGGAGCCCAGAGGGCACGGCCATTGCCATCAACGATCGTGCGCAGGCGGACGGCAGTATTCGAATTCATCAGGAACTTGGCGCCGGACTTGTACGGCTTGCGAAGCGCCGCAACGAGCTTGATCAGGGCCGTGGT